TTATTTTTTTATTTATTTTTTTTTAATTTTTTTTTAATTTTTTTATTTTTTTTTTTTTTTTTTTTTTTTTATTATAACTATATTTTAGTTTATAAATTCGATTTCTTCAAGACCCTAGGGCTGACTGGCATTCTGGCAAAAGCCTTGTGTTACGATGTGGCAAAAGCCTTGTGTTACCGTGTGCAACCGTACCGTTGTGCGTCCGTTAGGACCCCATATATAATAGAGGTACGAGGAGGTGCCCACTATGACGCAAGAAGACCCGATGGCCGAGATCGAGAAGGAGCTGTTCGGCGAGGCCACGAACGGCCAACGAGCCAAGCGCATCCTAGATAGCGGAGCCACTCAGGCAGCGGCTACGCTGGTGGACCTGGCGGCAAATGGGATGTCCGAAAGGACAAGGCTCTCGGCTGCCGGGATGATCCTCGATCGCGTGATTGGCCCAGCGGGAAAGGACCAGCAGGAAGACTCTCTTGCGGAGTTCCTCGCCTCGATCCACAAGCTCGCCCAGGCAGACAAGCGGAGCTGACCCCCTGTGGCTATCGATCCGGTAACGAGCGCATTCTGGCAGAAGGTGGGGTACAAGCCGCACCCGCGCCAGATCGAGTACCATGCCTCGAACGCGCGCTTCCGGGTTCCATGCTGCGGACGAAGGTTTGGCAAGAGCACGATGGCGGGCATGGATGTTACGCCCAAGCACCTTCTCAAGCCGAACAAGATGGTCTGGATTGTGGGGCCGACGTATGACCTTGCCGAGAAGGAATTTCGCGTGGTGTGGAATGCCCTCATTGTGCAACAGGGCTTGGGCCGCGACAAGCGTGTCAAGAAGGCGTATTCCAAGCGGGCCGGCGACATGTTCATTCAGCTGCCCTGGGGTACTCGCGTGGAGTGTCGCTCTGCCGAACACCCGGAGTATTTGGTCGGTGAGGCGCTCGATCACGTCATCATGTCAGAGGCGGCGAAGCATAAGAAGGAGACGTGGGAGCGCTATATACGTCCCGCTCTGGCTGACCGTCGAGGTGGCGCGGATTTTCCCACCACTCCCGAAGGTTTCAATTGGCTTCACGACCTCTGGCAGCTTGGTCGTCGTGACAAGTTCCGCGGGATCTATCAGTCCTGGCGTTTCCCTAGCTGGGAGAACAGCCATGTCTATCCAGCGGGCTATGCTGACGATGAGATCCAGCTCCTACTAGACACCAGCGAGCCGGAATGGTTCCAGCAGGAGATCGGCGCGGACTTCGCTTCCTTTGTCGGTAAGATTTTCCCCGAGTGGGATGAGACCCGGCACGTTCTGACCGGCGAGTACAAGTTCATCCCCGCATGGCCGAACTACATCGCCTTTGACTGGGGTTACACGAATCCCTTGGCTGCTGTCGAGTTCCAGGTCTCCCCGAGAGACGAGATCTACGTCTGGCGAGTGCACTACAAGAAATACAAGACGATTAACGACCACGTCGACCTGATGATGGCACGCGACCAGCCCCCGAACTACCACGTCAACTTGACGTTTGGAGACCCTGCGGACCCTGCTGCCGCGGAAGAAGTGTCGCGAGCCTTCGCCAAGCACAAGATGTTCATCCAGTGCTGGGCTCCTCCCGAGCTCAAGTCTCTCTTTACTTGGCGTGACGGCATTGACTTTATGGCGCACTTCATGCGGCCCCGAGAAGTCGATCGGGATAAGTGGGGCGCACCGATTGAGGAGCCTCGGTACTACGTCAGCTGGGACTGTAAAGACCATATCCGGGAGCTCAACAACTACCGGTCAAAAGAGCCGGTGAAGGGTCAGAACGTCCCTGAGCTAGGCAATAAGGTCGAAGACCACACCATTGACGCTATGCGGTATGCCCTCCTTTGTCTGTTCAAGCTGGGTGCTGCAGGTCAGCATCTGTCGCAGGACATGGTTTCCGCTGCCCCTGTGGAGCTCTCGCCGAAGGCAGCCGCGGAGCGGAACGCCATGCGGGAACAGAACGCGTTCGCAGCTCTCATGAACGCCTCTTCTGGTTCCGGTGGGTTCTTCTCTCTGGGCGGGAGTGATGACATTGTTTTCTGACTGGGACTGGACCTGGAGTTGGAATCCGCCAATGCGGGGCTGGGGTCTGATCATAGCTCTAGCCATCTTCGCCTCCTACTTTGCCGCGTACTGGATTGTTGGGAGGCGTCGTGGACTTTAGAGACTTGCCTCGAGTCAACCTTCAAGACCTGCTAGATGGTGGTTACGAGCCGGTCATTGCTCACCAGGGTCCTGATGCCTTCATTGTCATGGCACCTCCTGGTGGTGCAGCAGACCAAATTCTGGAAGGTGCTGCAGGTCCAGCACCGCGCAGGTACCTGGGTAGCCAGGAAGACGTAGCCCTATACCAGATGGCGCAGAGAGGGGATGCTCATGCCGCAGAACAGCTCACCAGCAGACAGTTGGCAGACTCAACTCTCCGAGCTCGTACAGGCGTTCAACGTCGTGGTCGACAGGCTCAGATCGCTCCTGGAACCACTGACGGCTCTAGCCAAGAGAGTCTGCGATTCGATCCTCCAGCAGACTCCAAGGTCGGGTTTGGTGCCGAGACCGGCACTATGCGAGTTCACCCCCGAGTGGACCTCGCCAAAGGCCTGGGAGTCGGGTTGGGCGCCCCTGTCCCAGGGATTGGCAACGAACTGGGAAGTACTGTCCCGTCGCCTTTCACGTCCTGGGTTCGCCGCGAGTACAACCGGGACCTATACGGCATCAAGGGGCTTCGGATCTACGACCGGATGCGCAAGTCCGACGGTACTGTCCGGGGGTCGCTGCGGCTGGCAAAGACGCCTGTCCTAGCTGGGCAATGGACCATGTCTCCAGCGTCACAGTCTTCCAAGGACAAGATGATTGCCAACTTCGTCTGGATGAACCTGACGCAGTGGATGAGCACGTCTTGGCCACAGACGCTGACCGAGGCTCTGCTCATGTTGGACTTCGGCTATTACATTTTCGAGAAGGTGTTTGCGCCAGGGGAGCACATCACCAATGATCCGGATGCTCGAGGTAAAATCGTCTGGCAGAAGCTGGCGCCTCGTCACCCCATGGACGTCAAGGAATGGTTCTTCGATTACGAGGGCGGACCTCTATCGGTTGACCTATGGGCACCACCTGTGTACATTCCTGGTCTACAGGGAGGTGTCTTCCAGGGCTATGAGCAGTGGGTCAATATCCCAATCGACAAGCTTCTGGTCTTCTCGTTTGATAAGGAAGCTGGCAATATCGAGGGTATCTCCCTGCTCCGTTCTGCTTACAAGCACTGGTACTACAAGGATAATCTCTACAAGATAGACGCGATCCAGAAGGAACGCCACGGCATCGGCGTCCCAGTGATCCAGCTCCCCGTCGGATACAGTCCTGAGGATCTAGCCAACGCCGATGCCCTGGGACGTAACCTTCGAGTCAACGATCGTGCGCACGTGGTACTGCCGCCGAACTGGGAGCTCACGTTTGCGGAGCTCAAGGGTCATCCCGTCAACTGCATTCAGTCGATCGAGCACCATGACACGCAGATCGAGAAGCAGATCCTCGGCCAGTTCCTGAACCCGCACGAGAAGACCGACGAGGCCGACCAGACGCTGTTTCTCAAGGCGACTAGGTTCACAGCCGACATCGTTACTGACGTGTACAACTCGTATGCCATTCCGCAACTCGTCGACATGAACTGGGCTGGAGTGCGTTATCCTCGGCTCACGGTCAAGAGGATCGGCGAGCAGGAGGACTGGCGCACGTACTCGTTCGCGATGAGGAACTACGTCGGCGCGGGCATCATTGTTCCCGACGAACCTCTCGAGAATCAGATTCGGGAAGAGATGGGCCTTCCGCCTGCAGACCCGACCACCTCGCGACTAGTCAACTCGCCGCAAGGTATGAACCCGCAAGCGGGCAAGGTTACGCCTATGGAGCTGCCAGGTACTCCCGAAGACATGATCGCCGCCCTGAAGGACGGATCGATCACCATGGACCAGCTCAAGCAGCTTATGAATCAGCAACCACAACCTCAAGGCCAGCCAGGACAGGGAGCACAAGCAGGTCTCCCTAGGCAGTCACCACCTAGCGCCCCCAAGCCGTCTACAGGAGCAGGCGATGGATCAGGAACATCAGGACGACGAGGTCAGTAGCCAGCCGAAGCTCATCACATGTGAGGGCGGCTTTCGCCTTCCAGCGTTCGGCATTGGCGTAACGGAGGACGAAGATGCCGAACAGTCCTGAGACCTATGACGTCGGCGTTAAGGCTGCTGTCGACGCCCTGGCGGCCTTGCTCAACAGCGGCTTCATCGATATCTACACGGGCACACAACCAGCCGTAGATGGTGCGCTGACAGGCACCAAGCTGGTTCGTCTGACCTTCGGGGCCACCGCGTTCGCCAACTCGACGGCTTCAGGTTCCGGGGCTACGGCTACTGCCAACGCGATCACGTCTGGCACAGCCAGCGCCGGCGGTACGGCAGCGTACTTCGCTTTGGTGAAGAGCGATGGCACTACGGTTGTCGGGACAGGTACTTGCGGTGTCTCTGGCTCGGACCTGAACCTCTCGACCACTACAATTGCTGCCAGTGACACGGTCAGCTGCTCCTCCTTCACCATCACGATGCCCCAGACCTAGGCGGTGCCGTGGCCCTTGTCCAGCACGCCTCGAACCAGGCAGTCTTCTCTTCTGGGACTACGGGGTCAGTCACTGTAACCTTGGGGAGCGCTGCTGGAGCTGGAAGCGCTCTGGTAGCATGTATCGGCATAACATCGGCGAGCGCTGCTCCAACGGTCGCCAACGTCAAGACTGGTGCTAATGCCGAGAACTGGGCCAAGGGTGTAGGCGCGTCTGACGCTACGTTCGGTGTCGACTCGGAAATCTGGGTCGACCTGAACACTGCTGGCGGAGGCACTACTGTTGTCGTAACGGTCAACTTCGGTCAAACGGCTACCGCTACCAAGCAGACGGTCGTTCAAGTTGACGTCTTTGAAGAGTCGAATATCTTGTCAGCTTCTGCGGTTGACAAGATTAGCGCTAGCCCGTTGGGTAACGATACAGCTTCGTGGTCCTCTGGTGCGACCGCGACAACTACTCAGGCAAGCGAGATTGCCTACGGCCATGCAGTAGTTGTTCCTGACAGTGCCGGAACTGGGACAGTTACTCCTCCAGGTAGTCCCTGGTCTAACCAGACAACGCTACATACTACTGGATCGGTTGGCGGCTTCGGTACGTTCAACATGTACTCGCAAGCCGGTCGCCAAGCACTTAGCTCGACGAGTACAGTCACCTACAACGGAACGGCAAGCGCCAACAGCTTCTGGGAAGCTACCGTTCTTACTCTCAAGACTAGTGGTGGCGGTGGCGGCGAGACCTCGACAGGCTCATTCGGTCTCAAGAAGGCCAGCTTTGGCGGTACTGCTAACAGGCGAATCAGCTCCACTGGTTCGTACGGTCTGAAGCGCATAGGCTACTCTGGCCAGATACATCGGCTAGTCACTGCGGCAGGATCTCTCAGCCTTAGGAAAGCCTCTTATCACGCCTCGGGCGCCGAGACCGTTCCTAGTACAGGCAACTTCGGTCTGAAGAAGGTCTCGTTCGGCGGCGCTGGTACAGTTACTCACACCGTCACTTCGACTGGTAGCTTTGGCCTAAAGAAGGTCGGCTACAACGCCACAGGGTCGAGAACGCCCGCTGCGCAGGCCAACTTTGCCCTACGCCCTGTGGCGTTCAGTGGCACGGTTCATCGCGTCGAGACCGGTACAGGAACTTATGGCCTGCAAAAGGTCAAGTTCGGTGGTAACGTTCACGTAGCTCGCCGGGATACTCGGCAAGCGCTGCATCTGTCTGGAACAGTAACTCATGCTCTAGTTCTAGGCGGCACAGCTTCTGTAGTCGACCATCTACTGGGTGGTACAGCGATTACGGTCGATCCTTATAACGGTACTGCGGTGCGTGTCGACCCAGTTAATGCCACACTCGTGGAGTGGACTATGCAAGAAATAGACATCGTTCTCGCCGAGTTCAACGACGAGACTGTAAACTTGGCAGTCGTTACAGGCACGCCGCCTACCACGTCACCTTACAACTTGACTGGCAAAAACCTCAAGATGTATCTGAAGCCTTCTGCTGGTGTGGCAGACGACAACCCTAGCGTGGTGGTCTTGTCTACGCAGACTGGCGAGATCACGATTACTGATGCGCCCAATGGTCTGGCAACGGCTGCTATTGACCATACCGATCTGACTAGTCCTACGGCCTTTGCCTTCTATCGAGTTGACGTAGTCGACGTATCGAATCATCAGAACACGGCTATCTTCGGTAAGGTGTCCATTACAGCGCTTTAGCGCTGAAGCGCTATTCTATAGAATGCGCGCTTAGACCGCGTCTAACCGCATTCTAACTGAAGGAACCGCGCGTTTGACTATCGATATATCAGCGCGATTGTCCGCGCGTCTAAATCGAATTCTAAATAGGTGTTACAGGGTAAAAGGAACCCCTAGCGGACTACTAAGGGTCACCTATATAATAGAAGTCATGTGAGGATGTGAAAGCATGTCCGTCTATAGCCCCTCAGGATCGGGTAATGTCCATGTAGACCGAGTGATGGGAAGTCGACAGGTGCCTCCGAAGGCAAAGGCCAAGAAGGGTATGGGATTCAAGGCCGCCGCTAAGGCGACTGGCCTCCCGCCCAAGCAGGCCAACGCCGTCATCGCTTCGGCAGCCAGGAAGGCATCGCCGGCGGCTAAGGCGGCAAATCCAAACCTCAAGAAGGTCGCCGCTAAGAAGGCGACGCCTAAGGCCGCCGGCAAGGGCCGCGGTGGCTACTCCGGTGGGAAGGGAGGCAAGGGCAAGTGACTTACGGTTACTGGGTCGACCTCAAGAGCCGGCAGCTCGGCGAGACGTCCTGGATCCACGCGCTTCCCATCGGGGAGTACGAGCATCCTGTCTACGGCAAGATGTCGTTCACGCCGGAGAAGGTCAACAACTTCGCCCTCAGCGTCAAGCAGAAGACTCGGGGCACCGAGCTCGACATCGACTACGACCACAAGACCGATCCGGCCAAGGGCAACAAGGCCGCGGGCTGGGTCAAGGACGCCGAGGTCCGCTCCGACGGGCTCTACCTCAACGTCGACTGGACGAACGAAGCGGCTTCCGCTATCAAGGCCGGCGAGTACCGCTACTTCAGTCCCGAGTTCGACGACGAGTGGACCGACCCTCAGGGCACCAAGCACACGGACGTCGTCTTCGGCGGCGGCCTCACGAACCGGCCGTTCCTTAAGGATCTGTGCCCGGTCAATCTGTCCGAAGTTTTCGCACAGGGAGGTAAGGTGAACGGACCGACTCCGGCGCCAGCACCCACTCCGCCCCAGCCGAGCCCGGCACCAACGCCGCCCGCTCCTCCTGTGGCGCTATCCGAAGAAGTCCTCGCGAAGCTCCTCGCCGACTCGCCGCTCGTCAAGCAGCTGACCGACCGCGTCGCCGCGGCTGAGAAGCAGCTGACCGAGTCCGAGCGCTCGCGCCGGCTGGCGGAGGTCAACCACCGTCTATCCTCGCTGCAGACCAAGCACGAGGGAAGGACCTACGTTCTCCCTCCTTCGGTCGTCAACGCGGTTGCCGAGGGCACGGTCTCCGGCGATCCTGTCAAGATGTCCGAGTCCTTCATTGGCGCGCTTGAGCAGCTTGCCAAGACGGGCTACGTCGAGCTCGGCGAGCGGGGCAAGATGGGTAACGGCCGCGAGGTCGACCCCACCACTCAGCTCAGCCAGGCCGTTCTGCAGGCTCGGACTGCCCACTTCCAGGCCACCGGCAAGCAGCTCTCGTATCGTGACGCGATCACGTACGTTGCTCGGAACAACCCCGAGCTGTACGAGAGCCACCGCGAGGCCAGCTACGCTGGGAAGGAGGACTAACCATGCCCGGTTCGGACCACATTCTCGCCAAGGCCTTCCTCGCAACTGGTGGCGCGGTCGCCTATCCTCAGTGGTCGGTCGTGCAGCAGGTCGCGGCAGTGGGACTCACTCCTGCGGCCGTCCAGTTGGCACCAATCACTCAGGGCGTCGCCGGCAACACGGGGATCGTCGGCGTCTGTCAGGAGCCACTCGACGCGGCGAAGACGGCGACGGGTAAGGCCTTCATCAACGTCGCGATGGAGGGCAACACCAAGTGCATCTGGGACGGCACGACAGGCGGCACCACGCCGTGGGCCACCGTCGGTATCGCTCCGGTGCTTGGCGCGTACGTTGTGCCCTCGCAGCTGGTCGCCGGCCGCGTCAAGTTCATTCCTGCGGCGGGCTCCGCTGGTCTGGGTTACGGCATTATCGGACAGCTGCTGTCGCTGCCCGGTTCGCCGCTGCCGACCTTTGGCGCGAACGCGGCCGCGGGCGACATCTTCGACGTCGCTCTGATGATCGGCGTCAGGGTCTAGGGAGGAGGAGCCTTAAATGGCGGTTTACGCACCGACCGGTTCTGGCAACGTTCACATTGACGTTGTCCTAACCCAGATCTCGGTTGCCTGGCCGAACGAGGGATTGGTCGGCAACGTCCTCTTTCCCGCTGTTCCGGTCAACAAGCAGTCGGACAAGTACTACATCTTCCAGGGCCGCGAGGGCTGGTACCCCGCGCTGGACGACGCTCGTGCTCCGGGCACCGAGGCCAACGAGGTTCCGGGTCTGACGGTCTCGCTCGGTTCGTACTACGCTCAGGAGCACGCGCTTCAGATCGCGGTTACGGACGAAGAGCGGGAGAACGCCGACTCGCCTCTGTCGCCCGATGTCGACGGCGCCGAGATGCTCGCGTCCAGGATCGCACTGGGCAAGGAGTACCGGATCCACTCGATGGTCACCACGGCAGCGAACTTCAACACTGCCTGCACGGTGGCCCTTTCCGGTACCGCGATCACCGGCCAGACCACACCGCCTGGCAACTTCGGCGTGCAGTGGGACGTGTCCGCAACCGCGACGCCGATCAAGGACATCCGGCAGGCAAGCCGCGACGTTCACGGCGTGTCGTTCCTGTCCGTCAACCAGGCGATCATCCCCTACCAGGTGATGTCCGCTCTGGAGGACTGCCAGGACTTCATCAACCGGATTCAGTACACCGAGCGGGCCATCCTGACGCCCGACCTGGTCGCGGCGCTGCTCAGCCTGAACAACGTCGTGGTCCCCGGCTTCGGCATCGCGACCAACAACCCGGGCCAGGTGCTCGCGCTGCAGTACCTCTGGGGCAAGGAAGTTCTCTTGGCCTACGCGCCTCCGCGGCCCGGTCTCAAGGTCCCCGCGTTCGCGTACCAGTTCACTTGGGGCTTCGGCGGCGGCGGCGGCGGCGGGGCTGGCGGCCTCGGCTTCGGCTCGGGCGCCTTCTCGGGCCAGGGCCTCGGGATCAATGCGCAGGACGGCACAGCGCTCAACCCGACCAGCCCCGCGGACACGGACAACGCTCTCGGCGGCGGCATCGTCGACCGGTGGCGTGAGGAGCGGCGCGCGTCCGACGTCATCCGATTCCGTCAGCGGTACGACCTCGAGCTGATCGGCGTCGACACGAACAACAAGTCCATCTGCGGCTTCCTGTTCACCAACGTCCTCGGCAACACGTTCGTCTGATAGGAGGTGTAGCATGGCTTACGTAGCCTACGCAAGTGGCCTAGGCGTCGCGCCTGGCGAGGTTGTCAACCCTGACGACTTCGACGAGGAGGACTGGAACTACCACGTCGCTCGTGGCAACGTCGTCAAGCAGGGCGGCGACCACGACCCCAACGTCCTCGCGGCACGCGCTGCTGGTGAGGACTACGAGGACCCGCGTGACGCAAGGATCGCGGCACTCGAGGCGGAACTTCTGCGTCTTAACGGCAAGCCTGGGACTCCGGCTCCGGGTGCTTTCCAGACGGAGAACGCCGATGACGACGAGGACCCGAAGACGCCCAAGGGGAGCGGTCCGAAGACGCCGCCGAAGTCCGAGTCCGGTCCCGAGACCAAGTAGGGGTGAGCTATGGCGGCGCACATCACGACTAGCCAAGTGCAGACGTGGTTGGAGTCGACCAAGCTCACCGTCACTACTCTGGATCCGGGTCTAGAGGCGCAGGTCTCGGGAGAGGTACTCGGACGCCTCACCGAGACCTACGCCTCGTTCGTCTCTAGCTGGGTCGACTCGACCACTACGCCTACCATCGTGCAGCAGGTCATGGCCATGATGTACGCTGGCTGGTTCTACGAGCGGGCCTACGCGGAAATAGCTACCGATACAGCCACTCGGAGCTACGGCGAGACGCTCAAGCGCTGGGCAATGACGCTGCTGACAGACATCATTCGCGGCGCTGTAGCCATTGCGGAGATCGAGCCCAACCAGCCAGCTGTTGCGCCCGTGTACTACCCGAACGACGTCAGCTCAACTTGGGACGCGGTTCGCGCCAACACTGACTGCAGCGACCAGTCTCTCGGTCCTGCGAAGTTCACGGTCGATAAGGTATTCTAGGGGGTGTCATGCCTGCGTATGTCCTGAGCAACAAGGTCCGCATTGCCAGTTTGTACAACTTGGGCTTTGACTTTAATCCCTCCATCGCCTTGACCGCTAAGAACTTCGACACCCTCGAGATCGACGTCCGGTCGTTTAGGGAGCCTCTCAAGCGATCGATCCAGACGGTCATTGCTCCTAGCATCGGCGCAAACTTCCTTGCAGGTGGTCGTCCCGAGACCTGGGTGCCTCTGGCTGACGCCACTCTTCCTGTCAAGTCGAAGGACCCGAAGACTAAGTTCCCAGTAGAAGACCCATTGATGCGTTCTGGTTTGCTGTTCAAGACCATGCAGCAGTACAACATCTGGACCGTCACCTCAATCGACGCGAAGATCGAAAGTCTGCCAGACAAGATCTGGTACGGCAACATACATCAAGGTGGACTAGGATCTCCCGAACCTTCCGCTGCTGAAGCCTCTGGTGGAACCATGGAAGGCTTCATGAGTATGATTGAGCGCGTACTCGAATCTGGTGGCGGCGGTGGCCAGAGAGGCCAATACTTCCCCGCACGACCGTTTGCAATGGTACAGACCGAGGACCTCGACAAGATTCGTGACGTCTTCGAGATCTGGCTCAACGAGCGCATCGTTGCAAGGTTGGGATTGTGATGCCTGGACCTAACACTGACAGCTCAGAGGTCGTCGCCAACTACATCTACCAGAAGCTGCTCAACCCTACTAACATGGCGGCTCTGGGACTGCAGGCAGTCTTCTACGGTGACCAGACACTTCTTCCTAGTACACCAGCAGTATGCGTAGCTCCAGGCGAGAAGCGCAGAGATTATCAAGGCGCGACTTTCCGGACCATGAACAACTTCCAGACTTACGTCTGGGTCTATTACGGCAAGATGCAGGACATCCAGGCGAACTTGCACAGCTCGACAGCGCTTGCGGATGCAATAGAGACCTTGCTGCACGGTGACCTAACCCTTGGCGGGAATGTGATCTCGTGCCTGTGCACAGCCTCCGAACCAGGGATGACTAACAAGGGCGGAGTTTGGATGATGGCTGCCCGCTTGACGTTCTCCTCAATAAGCAAGACAACTCTCCCCCAGCAGGTGGTGTGAATGCCCTATCGTGTAACAGTCGATCACCCCAACGCGGGGGACACAGACGTCTACATCCACGGCCTCGGCACGTTCCATAACGGGACAACGTACGACGTGTCCGACGAGGACATCGAGCGTTTCCGAATCATGAACTCGATCGTGAACGTCTCGAACCCGGACAAGAACGGCAACCGCAAGCACGTGCCAGCGCTCGCCAAACACCCTGTGGATTTGCAGATCTTCGGGGTCCGGGTGGAGCGCGTCGACGACGACAGCTCCACAGGGGAGGAGGGTAGCGAATGACCGGCTACGGAATTGGCGCTGGCGGCATCATTGGCGTCGGCTTCGAGACGACCGTTGGCACTTACGCGCCGCCGACGAAGTACGTGCCCATCTTGAACGAGACGCTCGAGCTCAAGGAGTCGAACCACTACCGTCGACCGATTCGCCAGACCGCTGGCCAGGTCGGCGTGGTGGCCGGCGACTTCGACGTCGAGGGCACGATCACCATGGAGGCGCTGGAAGACACGTGCCTCTACTTCACGGAGTGCAGTCGTGCTGTTGGCATCAAGAGCGGCACGACACCGAACTTCATCTACACGTACACGCCTACGTCGGTTGCGGTGGCTCCCAAGACCATGTCGATCACGATCGTCCGCAACGGTATCGTGTTCGCCTACACGGGCTGCATGACTTCGAAGCAGACGTTCTCCGTGAACAACAACATCCTTGAGTACGCGGTCGACATCATCGGCCTCAACGAGGCGACGCAGACGGCACCGACAGCTGTCTGGCCTACCTCGGTGCCTTACGGTCCTGGCTCGTGGAGCGTGCAGATCCCGAGCCTCACGCAGGTATTCGACATGGATACGTTTTCGCTGTCCATCGATGACGCCGGCGCAGCCATGTACCGTCTCAAGAACACTCGAGGCGCGCAGTTCGCCGCCTACGGTGAGCGGACCGTGCAGATGACCGCCTCTCGTGACTTCATGGACAAGGTCGACTACACAGCCTTCCAGCAGGTTACGGGGCAGAAGCTCACGATCGCGGTCACGAACGGTACCAACAACGGCATCTCGTTCGACGTGTTCCAGGGCATTAAGGACGTGTATCAGGTTCCGCTCTCTGGTCAGGGCGACCTTGTGCGAGCCTCGATCACGTACAACTCCGTACTCGACAACACCGGCTCCGAGTACGACATCATCTACAAGACGCAAGAGATCATCACGCCGCACGCGTAATCATGCCGAAGCATCGCAGAAAAGACAGGCATCAGAAGTCTAGGAGGAAGACTAAAATGCCAAGAGCAACAACGTCAACCGTCGCACAGGAATTCCCTCTCAAGTCGTGTGAGGGTGGCTGGGTCAAGCTCCGCCGGATGTCGTACGGCGAACGGCTGCACCGACAGGACATCGCAGTCTCCATGTCGATGCAGCAGGATCAGCGTTCCAGGTCCGCCTCGATGGACATCAAGCAGGCTCAGACCAAGGTCGGCGAGTTCGAGCTCGCGACCTGCGTCGTCGACCATAACTTGGAGAAGGACGACGGCTCCAAGCTCAACTTCAAGAACGGGATGGACTTCCAGCTTCTCGACGGGATGATCGGTGAGGAGATCGCCGCGCTGATCGAGGACATGCACAACTGGGAGAACGACCTCCCAAACTCCACAGGGAGATCCGAAAGCTCGTCTTCGGCGCCGGGCGAGCCGAGGTCAATCGACAACCGGATCTCGCAGACTCAGACGCCCTCTTGGCAGCCGAACTAATCGGCTTGACTAACATCTGCAAAGAGTTTCAGTGCCTGCCCGGTAGCGGCTCGCTGTACGACCAGGATGCGTTCCTGATGTGGGGAATCGGTCTAGTCGTGTCAGCAATGAAGGACCGAGAAGCTGACGAGCAGGCACGGAATAACAGCGGACGGCACGCGAGGAGGTAACAGCCGTGAAGCGGTGCAAGAAGTGCCAGCGGCTGTTGCCTCTTTCTATGTACGCCAAGAGCAATGTCACGAAGGATAAGCTCTGGAACTCTTGCAAGGACTGTAAGAGGATATACAACAAGCAGTACTATCAAGATCACAAGGAACAGTTCTTTGCTCGTGCACGGTTGCTAAATCCTGGATACAATGCTGTCAGGCGTGCGCGGGAACTTGGAAACGGTTCTGTAGAAGATATCGACCGACGAGCTGTTTGGGGTCGAGACGAAGGATGCTGTCGCATTAAACTGGTGTGTGATGGCATTTTCGTACCTTTCGACAAGATGCATTTGGATCACGTCATCCCTCTGAGTAAGGGAGGGACGCATACCTGGAACAACGTTCAGGTAGGTTGCGCGCCCTGTAATCTCAAGAAGGGTGGTGAGCTCCTTGCCTCTTGGAGTTCGTGAGGTCCTCCTCGTCGTCCGCGCGCAGAACATGTCAAGCGGTGTTCTGCGTAACATCGCGGGCGACTTCAACGCTCTGGACAGACAAGCCAAGAGTGCAGCACAGACCGCGATGCAGCAAGGCACAGCACTCATGGCTGTCGGTGCTGGTATCGCCGCGGTTGGCGCAGCGGGTATTGCCTTCTTGGCTAAGGCGACTAGCGACGCGGTAGAGTACAACAAGCAGGTCGCGCTTACCAAGACGCAGATGTTTGGCGTCAAGGCCAGCTTTGATCAGGTTGCTCAGGCCGGCATTGACGTCGCTAATAAGGTTGCCGTACCGCTAAATCAGATCCAGGGAGGTCTGTACGACATCTTCTCGTCTATGGACGTGAACCTGTCTCAGGCTAAGTACCTGCTGGTAAACTTCTCCAAGGAAGCCGTTGCTGGACAGGTGGATCTGTCTACAGCGGAACGCGCCTCCATTGGAATCATGAACGCCTACCAGATGAAGGTTCAGGACGTCACTAAAGTCCAGGACATCATGTTCAATCTGGTCAAGTACGGCGTTGGTACGTATGCGGACTTCGCGGACAACATTGGTCGAGTTACAGGACCGGCCGTTCGGGCTAATCAGACGTTTGAGCAGACCGCAGCCTTGATGGCTTTCACGACCCGAAACGGTCTGTCCGCGTCCAATGCCGCTTCGTCAGTCGGCCGAGCGCTCGATGCTATTGGCAAGTCTAGAGATAAGATCCAGAACTTTGGCCAGGTTGTAGTCGGTGCTCTAGGAGAGAAGACTGCCGACAAACTGGGCATTACTGCCAAGAGTATGATCAAGATGACGGATGCATCGGGCAAGCTGCTGCCCATCAACGTCATCATGACAGAGCTAGGCAAGGCTCTCAAGGGTCTAAACCCGACGCAGCTCAATGACGTCTTGACCGCTATGTTCAAGGGCACTGGCGGTACTATTCAAGCTATGCGGTTCATTGACTTGGCTGTGCACAACTTCGGCCAGCTGAACCAGATTACCAAGGAGATGGGTAACAGTAAGGGAGCTTTGCAGGCTGCGTACAAGACGATGGCCAACACTCCCGCAGCTCAGATCCAGCTTCTAAAGAACAACTTCCACGCCCTAATGATCGAAGTAGGCAATATCCTACTGCCAATCCTGAACAAGTTGGTTGGTGGGCTAGAGAAACTGTTTTCGTGGGTCGGCAAGATACCGCCGCACATTCTCAAGATCGGCGTAGTGGTCTTGGGAATCATTTCGATCCTGGCAATTCTAGCCGGTATTGTCATGATGGTCGTTGGTGCCTGGATCGTCTTGTCTACCATCATGGCAGCTTCTGAGATTGCTCTGCTTCCGATTTTGGGCATTGTAGCTTTGATCATTGCAGTGGTTGCCGGCCTAGCTGTAGCGGCGTACTTCATCTACAAGAACTGGGGCCCAATCAGCACATGGTTCCACAATATGTGGTTCGACATGTGGCATTGGATCGATCACATCTGGCAGAACATCTGGCATAGCATCACCGGCGCCTTTGACAAGGTCAAGCAGACCTTCCTTCACTTCCAGAGCTGGGTCGCAAGCAGCTTTGACAAGTGGTGGGAGACCCACGGAGAGGCTCTCGAGAAGGTCTGGCAAGCTGTCTGGACTCTTATCGGCGGAGACATTAAGGGTGCCTGGGACATCATTGTCGGTATTGCCAAGGTCGGCTTTGCTCTGCTAGAGACAGTAGCCAAGATCTACTGGGCCGGCGTTGAGATGGAATTCAAGATAGCCTGGGATATCATCGTGGCCGCCCTCAAGGTCGTCTGGGCGATCATTGTAGGCCTATTCAAGGCTTGGTTCGCACTGCTTGAAGCTGCAGCAAAGATCGCCTGGGCAGCCATTCAGATGATCTTCAAGGTAGTGTGGGACGTTCTCGTCGGGCTGTTCTCCGTCTTTCTCGATCTGCTCACCGGTCACTGGCACCAAGCCTGGGTCGACATCCTGAACGTGGGTCACCAGGTCTGGAACGCTATCAGCGCCTTCCTTAAGACTACCTGGAACGCGATCTTGTCTGCTGGCAAGAGCATCGGCAGCGCCTTCTCCAGTATGTGGATCAGCATCTGGCACTCCATCTACGACGGTGCTCATCAGGTCTGGAACTCGATTTGGGCCTTCCTGAAGCAGATCTGGGGCTACATAGTTTCCGGTGCTAAGTCGACGGTCAACGGTCTTAAGGACATCTGGAACGGTATCGAGAACGCCTTCAAGGGTCCAGTCAACTTCGTAATCCAGTACGTCTACGACGACGGTATCAAAGCCCTCTGGAACGCCGTCATGGGAGCTATCGGGCTCGGCAAGTTCGATCTGCCCAACGTCAGAACGTTCTCGTCAGGTGGTAGACTCGGGGGCTTTGGAGGCGGAGATGTTGTCCCTGCACTTCTCGAACCAGGCGAAGCTATCGTTGACAAATACAAGACGAAAAAGTATGCGGCACTATTTGCTGCAATGGGGGTTCCGGGCTTCGCTGGCGGCGGGATCATCAGCTCGGCCATTGATATCGGAAAGATGCTTCTTGCCGCCACCACAGGGAACCCGACAGCCTTCGTCAACGCCCTAACAGACTTCTCAGGCGGCGGTAGCGGTGCATCAGGCCAGCTGCTCGCTATGGTCACCACGCTCCCTGTGGCGATGATGAAGAAGGTGGTCGGCGCCGTCTGGAGCTCGATCACTAAGGCTGCAAAGACGTCTCAAAGCGTGGCAGTGGGAGCTGGACCAGGTGGAGGCACCGCTGCACAGAACCAGGCACTGGCTAAGTCTCTTATGCCTGGCTGGTCTAGTGGACCGTTCTGGTCTGACTGGCTGATGCTATGGAACCGAGAGTCTGGGTGGAACCAGTTCGCACAGAACCCGTCCTCTGGCGCGTATGGTATCCCCCAGGCTCTCCCATACACGAAGATGCCGAAGGCTGCATGGCCTGCTAGCGCTGGTGGCTCGTCGAACGTTCGTGCTCAGGAGTCGTGGGGCATTTCCTACATCCAGGGCAGGTACGGTAACCCTGCAGCTGCGTGGGCGCACGAGATGGCCTATAACTGGTACGGTAACGGGTTCCACGGAACTATCAACACTCCGACGTTGATTGGTGTAGGCGACGGCGGACCTGAGGATGTTACGATCACGCCGCGACGTAAGGGCGGCCATGGTCCGACTCAGAACTTCTACATCACCACGCAAGAGATCAATCCTCGATACCATGCCGCGCAGCTCGGCTTTGAACTGTCAAGGAGGTCGGGCTAAATGCCACCAGCTGGCCTTCAAGATTACACGTTCGCTTTCGGTGACTTCGGCACGGTATTGAATAGTGACGATATGGAGTTTCCGTTCATCGACGTAACGTCTGTGACCGGTCTCGACAATGCTCCTCTTAGGACTTCGACTGACGAGCATCAAGGTATGGACGGTACCTATGTTGACAGTCCGTACGAGTCGATGCGTACTGTCGTGGTGGCCGGAACGCTCTACACCGATCCATCAGATCCTGACACGCTGCTAGACCTGTTGAAGGCTGACTACAACAACAACGCCGTCAGGCCGTTCTACTTCCAGCTTCCAGGCAAGCCGCTACGCTATGTGAACGCTCAGGGCGGCGGACTCCAGTACGACATTAGCACCAGTAGGCGTATCGGAGTAACCCCGGTTCAGTTTACTGTGCTAGCTGGCGATCCGTACATTTACGAACACCCAGCACAGAGCGTTCTGATCTCAGTGCCAACACTGGTCAATGTTGGCACGGGATTCAACATGGCCTTCAACGTCGGATTCGGTGGCTCGATCCCCAACAACGGCGCGACGGTCCAGAACAACGGCACGCACACAGCTTACCCGGTTATCACAATGACGGGACCGCTCACTAACCCTGTACTGATAGATAGCGTCAGCGGTCTGACTATGAACTTCGACATCACACTGGTTGGTGGTGACGTTCTGGTAGTCGACTGCAGAAACAAGTCGGTTGTTCTCAATGGGACAATCAGTCGTAGAAGCTCGCTGCAAGGCTTGCAATGGTTCTCAGTACCGCCAGGTACCTCGGAGACAATCATCTTCGGAGCTTCAGCCGGTACAGGTCAAGCAACGCTAACAATGAACAGCACATATTACTAGGAGGTGCCATGCCTACTAACCCGCCTTACGTAGCTCAGGGCCGAACGGACCACCCCGCAGCATTGTTCAGGATGGCACTTGCTGGCATTGCCACAGGGCCCGCGGCTGTAGGTGTTACTAGTCCTGCAGGAGGTGTTAACCCGCTTCTGGGTGGACGCCTTGCGCCTTCAGGATTGTCGTCGATGGCAGTTCAGATCGGTACTGGACTCTGCTACATTCCTCACAGCACTGCCTGGAACGGAATGTACGCCTGCTACAACACGGCAGCGACGAACGTCAACATCAACGCGTCTTCGTCAACGCAGTGGCGACGTGACTACATCATCGCACAGGTCACAGACCCTGGAGACAACACCGCTGCATGGGCACTGACGAACGTCACAGGTTCGTTCTCGTCAACGGCTCCAGGCAACCTACCTGCGCTTCCGTCGAACTGCATCCCACTAGCCATCATCAACGTGGTCCCGAATATGTCGGTGACCTCTGGCGCAGGCACAGTAACTGATGCTCGGCCGTTCCAACCGCTGCCAGGCCCCATTATCACTACGTCGTCAAGCAAGCCGCCACTGTCTTCCCCTGGTGGGACGATGTGGTTCGAGACAGACACAAACCTGCTAGGCATCGTTGTCAACGGTCAGTACTCCTACATTCCTACGGGTGCGCAGATAGACGTATGGCATACGATAACGCCGTTCAACGGCTGGACAGCTTCTTCGCAGACACCTCGGTACAGGCTTACCAATGACGGCGGCCTTGAACTTAACGGCGCCATCAACGGCGGTGGGGCGGGAGCACAGCAGTTCTTTACTCTTCCAGGTGGATGGCGCCCAGTGAACAACCAGACATACGCATGCGGCGCAACTGCTGGCGTAATTGCTGGGCAGGCACCGTTCATCCAGGTCAACAACAACGGTCAGGTAGTCGCGAACGGTGTCAACCCCGGAACTGGTTCCATGACTGTCAACATTACTGGTCGCATTCCGATGAACTGAGGCCGCATGACAGCACAGTACAACTACCTAGCAACTGACCTGGTCAGTAATACCATTCTGGGTGAACTGCCTGTCAACAACGTGGCGCTCGACTGCCAGCTGAATAGCGCAGGCAACATGTCTTCGGGCATGAAGCTATCTGATCCACGTATTGACGATGACGAGCTCATAGCCAGAACCGAACCAGGCAAGACAGCCTTCTGGGCCTATCGCGAGAACCAGATCGTCTGGGGCGGTATCGTACTGAGTCGCGAGTACCAGTCCAACGGCAAGAGCTTGACTCTCACGGGTCAGACATTTGAGTGCTACGCGTCCAGAAGGTATCCGAGATCGGTTCTAGGTGCTAGTGGCGTTCTGAACCTGTCTTTGGGCATGTGTGAAACTGTCGACTATCTCTGGTCACACCTGCAGTCGATTTCAGGCGGATCTATTGGCGTCCAGGCGGCCCAGCTGCCGCTGGTAGACAACCCGACTACCTTGACGGTGAACGGGTACGATCTGTCGATATCCTATGGCGACCTGATTGCGTCGATCACTCAGCTCTCAAACGGGCCTGACTGGACGATTGGTTGGGCAGAAGACCAGAACGGACTGCCACTGAAGCAACTTGTCACTGGCATACCAATCGGCCAACAAGTTGCCGCGACAGACTTGGTAGTTGATTATCCTGGCCCTGTGGCGAACTACACGTACACCGAGAACTCGTCGTCGGGTTCTAACTACTGGTGGGCCACAGGGGATGGTGAGGGCGCTGCTCAAGCAGCAGGAGTTGCGATTGACGAGGCCACCCTGTCGAGCGGTTATCCCATCTGGGAACATGTCAATAACTACTCCGGTGTCACGTCACAAACAACGATCGACGCGCATGCAGCCTCCGACTTGAAGCAAAAGGGCATGCCGATGGTCACGCACTCGGCACGGTTCCATGCTACAGCCTTTCCGACATTTGGTTCTTACCAAATGGGTGACTATGCAATCGTCAACGTGACCGACCCTCGATTCCCAAAGGGTAAGACCTTCATAGTAAGGGTGATCGGCTGGTCCATACAGCCGCCTGACGAGAGCCAGGGTACGGAGATCATCACACCTGTATTCGACGAACCGTCTGCGAACTGACATGCCTAACTACCAGCGCGCGAAGCCCTTCGACATAGTTCAGACGATCTTGGACATGCAAAGGGCTATCAAGCAGTTGCAGATCCGATCTCCTGGCGTTGCAGTTCCTCCGCTCTGGGTTGACCTAAGCGGTAGCCTGTTGAACGGGTTCACACTTCAGGTCGGCGGCAGGATCCGGTATCGGATAGTTGACAACGTTATTACCTTCGACGTGTTCCATATGACTATGCCAGCCACTACTCCCTTCGTCTGCGTCAATCTGAATCCCGCACCCGTTACTGACAAACAATGGCCTGTCGTAACTAGCAACATTAACGGTACTGCGACACCTCGTGCCTTCTGGTCAAGCAGTACCGGTGACATAACAATCCAGAGTGTCGCTGCAAGTGCTGCTGACGTCAGCTGGCTACTCTCCTTTCCCATAGACGTCTGAGAGAGGTGATATGGACCCCGCACTCCTGCCGTACTTTGTAAGTGGAGGCGGCTTCGCAGGCATTATGGTATTCGCCTTCATCATGAAGTGGATAGTTCCTGGATGGGTAGTCAAGGAGAAGGACGCAACGATCAAGGAACTAAAGGCAGAGAACAAGGCTCAGGCAGCTCGAGCCGAAGCAGGTGTCCTAGCTGGACAGGTGGTGAAGGATGTCATGCTAGGGCTCCGTCAAGCCCACGAGGAGCTGACTCGGTGAAATTTTGGTTCTGGAGGAGGAAGGAAGTGCGAGCAGATGTTATGGCTGCAAGAAGGCGGAGGGAAGAAGCAGAGCGCCGACTAGCAGCGGACAATGAAGAGGTAATTGTTCCTCTACGTGAGATGCTTCACCACAACCACATCACCGCCGATGTTTCGGACCTCATTATCAGAAGCAGTCGAAGGGGTGAAGGTGACACAGGGACAGATAGCAATTGACATCATCAACTGGGGTGTCAATGTAGGGTTCGTGGTTACGTTCACGTTCCCTGGCTGGATCAGGCTTATCTGGAAGTGGACAGAATCAGACTGGGGCTGGAACACCGTTGCTCTAGATATGGCCGTCGCAGTGGCCTTGCTTCCATCTTGGGTGCATAGGGTATTTAACCTAAAGCCTGACACGTACCTCTTCATTTGGATAGTTGCTGGCTCGCTCTGGGCTATACCGATTATCGTCATCTGGCGAGCGTACATCATCTACCGGATACAACGCCATGGGGGGCGTCGTGCTTCTACCAGACCTAAGCGAGTTCCAGCCAAGGGCGAATCTAGCGGGGATTAAGTCCCAGAACGGCGGCGCAGTCATTCTTCGCGTCGGCTACGGAGCTAGGCGCATAGACAAGGTCTACACAAACCACAGGGCGGCAGCACACGAGGCCGACTTCCACTTCCTGGGTCTGTACCACTACGTCACTGCCGGCGACGACATCAGCGCTCAGGCGCACAAGTTCTGCGAGTGGGTCGGCGCACTCAAGACAGGCGAGATCCCGATCATCGACCTCGAGGAAGGTCCGGGCAACCAGTTCTCGCGGGCCACCAAGTGGCTTGACATCGTAGACGCTGGCCTCGGACTCAACAAGTTCACGCTCAACCGCAGGTCATGGCTATACAGTGGCGACTACTTTGCGAGGAACGCAGGCCTGCAGCCGATCTTCGAGTCGATCAGGCATACCTGGGTCGCAGCGTACGGAGATCAGGAGCCAAGCCTCCCGCACACCCTGTGGCAGTCGACCGACGGGAAGATCGGGTCGCATAAGACGAGCTGGTCGGGGGCGGGCTACTGCGATACGAACTTTACAAGGTACACGCTAGCCCAACTCGCCTCAACGGCCTGGATGCCGCCGCATGTCGCGGATGTCGGCGTCTGGAACATCCACCCAGTCTCGCTACTGCCTACGAGGGCCACTATAGACTGGGAGCACACAGGCGGCATCACAGAGTGGCAGGTTCACTGTGAAGGGCCCGGCTTCGATCACACGAACAACGTCTTCCATCCGCAGGCGGTGTACGAGGGCCTTAGGTCCGGTTCGAGGTACTACCTCTCGATCATTTCGATCGTCAACGGACATGGCGTGGGGACGGTAGGCAAGAAGACCTTCGATACTCCAGCCAAGTAGACGTCTGGCCCGACTCCTTGCACGATCTGCGGCGTGCGCCCTCCAGGGAGTCGGGCCAGACTTATCTCTACACGGCCTTGCGAAGGGTGCGTAGGATCTGTATCCTGACGTCGGTCATGCTCGGCGTGTTGACCAGATAGAACACCATGTGCTTGAGAGCGGCGTTCGCGTCCTTCCACTTGACGTAGGGAAGTAGTGTCAGGCCGAGTCGGCTGAGCTTGGCACCTTCGTCCATCCAGTGTAGAGCCTGACTAGCACCTTGGAAGACAACGAACCTGTCGTTAAGGGCCGCCCAGGTCTTGACGGTCCCGATGTACTCGACTGAGATCAGGAGCGAGAAGTCGTTGTTCCGCTTCTCGTAGCGTTCACACACGATTACGTCGGGCTGGTGCTTGTCGAGAAAGCGCCACAGGGTGCTGTGATGGTTCGGCTTGTTTAGCTGGCCTGAGGAGACGAAGTGCTCCTTAATGTCCTCACTGACCTTGAACTCCATGCCTTCTCGTTCAATTTCGAATATGCACCAGCCAGTTGTCCCGCCTGGGTCTATCGAGATGATCTTCACTTGTCTCTCCTTTTTCTACTATTCTAGTAACCATTTAGAATGCGATTTAGACGCGAGGAGCCCAAGCTGCTTATTGGGATGTTAAAAGCTTAGTCTCATCAGTTAGAACGCGTTTAGAAGCGGTCTAAATAACAGTCTAAACTTAGCTGCAGCTTTTAGCTCTTAAGCCTGTTGTTCCATTTGTCAAGAGCTTCTTGTGCGTGCTCCTTCTTAACGATCAGGTAAGGTAGAACCGCGTCTAGGAACCTTGCGGCTTCGCGCGTGTTGGTATGCCAGTTGTAAATGCCGTTGTACCGCTTATTGCCTTGCGAATGCCGGACGTAACCTCCGAACAGCGTCACGAGCCAGTCGAGAGGCGTTCTGTCTAGTTGTGCTACAGACACTTGGAGGTTGTAGGGCCCGTTGTACTCGATATGTCCTTCGCCATCGAAGAACCCTGCCGCATAGGCTTTATCGGTGTCAAGCATCGGACTTAGCGATTTGTTGACGTATGTCTTCCGCTTGAGCCGTCAGCTCTCGGATGTCTTCTTCGATGCGGGTAAGCTTAGCCTGGAGGCTTTGCCGGTTGTACTTCTCGACGACTACGATGTTGTCGGGATCCAGATTGTGCCGGTTGCCGTCTTTGAAGATCGCCCTCTCCTCAGGCTTGAGGCTCCTACCAAGTCTCCTCTCCGCGATCAGGCGGTGGAGTGGTTCCCATCCCTTCTCCGTCTTCTCGTACGTGTAGCCGTTCGCGTTCTTGAACGTGTCACCGATTTGCTTGGCGGTACCTCTCGCCATTGTTGTCTCCTACTCTACTCCGAAAGCACGTCGAATGCGTGACCAGCGAACTGGTCCGTTCTGGCCTGGCACAAGCTCTCCGACCTCTTGATCAGGCGACAGAGCGTCTAGCGACCACTCTCCATTATCTAGTTCCCAGATGACTAGGCGTAGCGGAGCGTGTATCGGGTGAGGTTCACTGGCAATGAAGACTGCTGACTGATCTCCCAGGACGACCTTATCGCCGGGACGAAGTTGCTTAACTGTAACAGGCATCTCTTCCTCCTAAAAGGGGCGGCCCCGAAAGAGCCGCCCCTCTTCCTGTGGCGTTAGGCGACTGTGGAAACCGTCGCCGACTTGCCGTCCTCGGACATCTGCACGTCCCAGGTGCGGTTGCCGTCGTCGGAGGCCTGAACCGTGAAGGTGTCAGAGCCCTCCTCCGTCGCAATCTGGAACGAGCCGCTGACGTTGGCGACCTCGTTGTTCTGGTTGCTGACCGAGATGGACACGTTGACGGTGAGCGTCTGAAGCTCCTCTCCCGAGTCCCAGGTCACGGTGCCGGTAACGGCGTCGCCCTGGCTGTAGGTCGACTTGTCGAAGGTGACCTGTGCGTTGTTGGCCGCTGCCATGTTGAGCTCCCTTTCGAGCCACTGGATGGGATGGTGAGGAAGGTGTCTCACAGCACGCCCCAATTCTCACCGGTTTCGATATCGACGGCGAACTGGACGTAGTCGCCGACGACCCGTCTTGCAGACTCCAGCATGTGGTACTGCAAGAGGCTCTTCATGAGGTCCACGTTGTCTTGATGACACTCGGTAAGAATCGAGTCGTGGACCAGGTTACGGACCCAGCCAATGCCCTTGAGCTGAGGCCGTAGGTGTGTGAAAGCGTCGAGGCAGATGTCAGAGGCGGTCGACTGGGGTAGGAAGGCCAGCGCCTCATTCATCACGTCCTTCTTGTTGTCGTTCGTGATCAACCAGAAGCGTCGGTGCCTACTGAACACTGTGACTAGGTCTTGGCCGCTGCCGACTTGTTTACGCGTCTGCTCTCGGAAGGCGACAATGTTCGGGATCACTTCGAAGAACGCGCGCATGCCGCGAGCCGCTTCAGCTACCGGGATTTTGAACTCGTCGGCAATGCTCTTCGCCTCACGGCCGTACGCTAGTCCGTAGACGTAAGCCTTGACGCGAATGCGTAGTTCCTTCTTCGCAGCCTTGCTAATACCAGAGGTGTTACCGTAAAGGACGGGGGTGAGCTCGTTGAAGATGTCTCTTGTCGGATCATTGAATATTTCCCGAAAATAAGGCTCTTGAGCCAGCCACGTGAGAACTCGTAGTTCGGCTTGACTATAGTCCGCTTGAACGAACACGTGGTCGGGTTGAACAGGAACGAACTGGGCGCGTAGCTTTTCCCCTCGTGTGATGTTCTGAAGGTTAGGGTTACGACAACTGAGGCGACCCGTTGACGTCCCATGAAGAAGGAAGGTCGGAAATACACGACCTCTGTCGACACGCTTACGAATACCCTTGACGTAGGTTCCATAGCTCTTGGCGTCCTTTCTGTGCGCCAGAAGTGTCTGGAGGAACTCTCTTCCGTCTCCATCAGGAGCTCGGCCGAGGAGTGTGTTCAGAGCCTCGACATCAGTTGTCTTGCTCATTCCACCTTTGGGGTTGCGCTTCATAGGGACGCGGAAGCCGAATCCTTCTAGAGCAGCCGCAACCTGTTGAGGCGATCGAGGGTTGAAGTTTGGCTTTCCAGCCAGTCCAGCCAGATCCGTTTCCAGTTCTGATAGGGTACCGGTGTACTCTTCCTTGAGACTGTCGTTGTACGCCAGATCCACGCCGATGCCATTGAGCTCCACGTACATGAGTTGATTGGATGCACGAACCAGAAAATCGTGAAGTGCTCGCAACCCTGGCTCTTGGTCCAGTAGCTCGCTGTACAGGAGGAACAGTTCGTACGTAGCGGCGCAGTCGTAAGCGTTGTACTTGTACAGGACTGGACGTGGAATAGTACCATATCCGGCGCCTGGACGAAGATATAGCTTGATCTCGTCGTCATAACGAGGTGCTCCTAGTCGCTCTACAGCCTGGTACTTCAGACCATGGATGCCTGCACGCTCATCAAGGCAATAGGATGCGAGCATTGTATCGAACCAGAGAGGTATGTCTCGCATTCCTTTGGCGTAAAGCCCAGCAAGATCGAACTTGCCATTTTGAGCAATGACACGACGGTGTTCTCGTAGATATTGACCGAGCCGGGCGCGGACATCTCTGTCGCGTAGTCCAGACTCACCGAACACCGCCACCTTCCCACGTTCGTAGCCAACTCCAACGCAAAGAAGGTGGTGTCGAGTGGGATGGTCGAACGAGACGTCTTTATCGATATCTGACTCGATATCAACAGTGATCGGAGCGGTTCGGGAAACGAGTTCACCCAGTCCGTCAAGAGCGTCTCGAGCCGATTCGAGTACAACGTATTCAGGTTCCCTCCATTGACTAGTTAGTCCCTTGAGCTTGGCGAAGTCGTTGACGATGGCCGGGAACCACGTGTCGCCTTTTGGACGTAGGCATGCTGCCGGGTGGATTGTAGGTACCACCTCATACGAAACTCCTTCTGAGCGCCTTGGTGGGCCAACTCGGAGCTTCGTGATACCATCCTTAGTTCCAAGCAGCGACTGTGCGGCAACATTACCCATAGCCACCACCCGTTGAATGTTGTGCTCTTCCAACTCCGCCAGAAGACGGGGCCTACATGCAGCCATCGACTTGGCTGTAGGGGTAGCGTTCGACGGTGGTCGACAGGAACAGGCATTGGTGAGTAGCGTCTCGGCTCGATCGATGTGGTGGTATCGAAGTACCTGGTCCAGGAGCTTACCTGAGATGCCTGTGAAAGGCACTCCAAGACGAGCCTCGTTAGCTCCTGGCGCTTCTCCGACAACCGCGATCCCATTACTCCCATTCCCCGCTGATGGTACGTACTTGCCTGTTTGAAAGAGGTCACAGTCTTCGCACTTGGCGAACGGGTGTCTACGCTCGGCCACGAGCCCACCTGTCTAGAATCATCTCATTGGTTTCGAGGTGACGAGCTGATATGGACGTTATGTCCATATATCCTGGCGGTCGCTCGTACCTACCGGAAGTATCCATGAAGGCCTCGTTGGACGCCCACACGAAGGGAGCATCGGTGTCCATCGACCTTACGATGCCCGCAGTCTCCTGGACCTCATTGAACTCTCTCGGATGCCTTCCGTGCCTCGCGTAGCCCAGTAGGTGAATCGGATTGCTCGGCAAGACCATGCTGATCCACTGGGCGATCTGGACCCTGGTGAGAGGGTTGATATCCTCAGCCAGCCTGCGAGGAATCCCGAAGGTGAAGACGCCCGTTTGCCCAAAGTGGATTCGCTCAATATCGGCTGCGCGATACAGGAACTCTTCAAACTCCCGTTCGCTCTGGATCTGCACGACGCACATGAGGCTTGGCGCCTTCGGAAGAGTGATGAGCTCAAACATGTTGAGGAACCGATCGACAGCCTTAAGCGTCTCTTCGGCATTGCCTCGCACGTCTGGCATTACGATCTCGTCGACTCGCCAGCTGTGCGCCATGTCGATGATTCGGTCATTTGTCATCATGCCATCCTCGAACATCCCGTTATCGAAGATGACGTACTTGTCTCGGCTCTCTGTTAGCGTGTTGACGTATTCCCGGTACATTGGGTTCTGAAGACACGACGGCAGGAGCATGTGGTACTTCCTGTGCAACGTCGTGTGCAACATGCTGTAGGGGGAAATGAGTGCGACTTCCATGGTGGTCTCCTTTAGTGGGGCCGGCTCCTTCAGAGAATGCGACCGCCAGACCGGAACCGGCCCCGAAGAGAATCTGGCGGAAGTTCACTACAACCTGGCGTTGATCGTCGCCCAGAGGTGGACGACGAACCCGAAGACGGCGGGGATGATGATCGGGATGGCGGCTTGCAGCGCGCCAGGCAGGCCTTCAGGGAACACGTAGGTCTGTAGCGCCCATAGGATGACGCCAACTACCGCCCCTGTGGCTGTTGAGACCGAGGTCGCGGTGACCGTGGTCTTCGGCGTGTTAGAACTTATCGCCGTGGTCACCCTTGAAGGCTGTTGCGGCGTCGGCTGAGTTGGAGGATGCTGGCTCACCATGGTAGACTCCCGGTGCGATGTGAGTGAGTTTGTTCTCGAGTGCGTAGAGGTAGGCCCGGACCGCCTGGTCCTTGGCTTCGACGAGCTTCTGCACGGCAATGGTCAGCTCCGGCGACGAAGGCACGATGCCCAGAAGACCCTCGGCCAAGGTCTCGAAGGGAACGACGATCGTCTTGATGTCGTCGCGGAGGTGACTTGAGTCCAGGAACCGAGTCTTGTCGCGCACAGGCTGAACGTGCTGCTGGAGGATGGACTGGTCGATCATCGTGAGATCTCCTTCATGGGCACGAAGCCCTGCTGGTCAACCTGAGGATGGGCCTCAAGGACTTTGTTCAGTTGTGCTCGGAGCAGGTACAGCTTGATGTAGGTCATGCGAGCATAGTTGCTCAGGTCGAGTACTTCGGCCATGGCCTCGGTGAGGGTGTCGATCGTAAGGAACTTAAGCGGCCCGTACTTCTGCGCTCCAATCTCCATACGCTCGGCGGACAGCTGAATGAACTCGGCGTCAGCTTCCTGTAGTAGCTGCTGGAACTCCGAAGCGCTGAGCATTGTTCTCCCTGATCTTGTCGTAGAGACTGGCAAAGTCTCTCTTCTGGATAGCGAGGATGTTGAACAGGTAGATGATAGCGTCTACCGCCTCGCTGGCGATCTGGTCAGCAACTTCGTCGGGCGAGTGCGTGCCACGTTCGACCTTCTTGACCAGGTTGCACATCTCGCCGACCTCGCCAGCGGCGGCAAGTGCCATGAACGTCGTGTTGTGTGCCAGGTCAGGGAACCAGGACTCAGAGTCCTCGAGGCACTGCTCGATTATGTCGTCGACATCGGTCAGCATTATCGAATCGCCTCCATAAACTCGGCCTTTGCGGTTCGGGTGTGATCTGCGAACACACCCCTTACCGAAGTCGTCCGCGTAGTCCCGGTCGCTCTGACTCCGCGAATCGACATGCAGGTGTGCTGGGCCTCCATGACGAGGATAACCCCCTTAGGGTCGAGCTGCTCCATGAACGAGTCCGCGATGGTCTCGGTCAGCTCTTCCTGAGTGTTGAGGCCTGCGGCGAAGTAGTTGATCAGCCGCGGGATCTTGCTCAGGCCTACGATTCGACCGTCCGGCACATAACCCATATGTGCCACGCCTACGAACGGGAGTACGTGATGCCTGCACAGCGTTGCGAACGGCAGGTCCTTCACCACGACCATGTTGTCGGTAGCCGCCTCGAAGGTCGTGAAGTCGAACTTCTCAGGCGTGGTGAGCTCCTTGAGCGCCTTCAGGAATCGCGCCGCGGTATCCCGCTCCTGTGGATCTGCAGGATTGAGATTCGCTGCGTGGACTAGAAGGAACTCGGCCAGAGACTCGAGCGACATGAACCTTGTGTGTCCGAGCTCGAAGTTGGCGTCCGCGAAGGGCGAGGGGTCCTGCATCAGTGTCACGTGTACCTCTTGTGTGCGCCGAAAATGTAGTTGTGAACCTGAACATTGAGCCGCCAAGGTAGCTGGTGGCTCTTGACGTACTCGACGATAGCCACGTCGGTGTACTTGTTCCAGGCAGCGCCGACGAACGTCTGGATCTGCTTCTCAGCAAGATGCTCGTCCCAGATCCTCATCGCCTCGTTCAGATCGTTTCGCGTTGTGACAACGAACTTGACCGAATGCGCGAAGTGGTTCAGGAGCTCGAGGTTCTTGATGCGTTGCCCGTTGTTCTCCCATTCTCCCGACCCAGGCAGCTTCCAGTCCATCACGAAGTTGCAGCGAGCAGCCAGCTCTGGATTGAACTTCAGCGTCCCGTTGGTGAAGATCTCGAACTTGCAGATGTCGCCTATCGACCGTACTACGGTGAGCAGGTCATTCTGGTCTTGCAGAAGAGGCTCTCCGCCGGTGAAGACGATGTTATCTGCACCGGTGCTCGCTCGCAGGTTGATAATCCGGTCTATGAGTTCGTCTGGCTCGACGCGCTCCTGCTCCTTGGTGAAGAGCTTCGGGTCGATAGCCTGAGGAGTGTCGCAGGGCCATCCCGGGCACTTCAGGTTGCATCCCGCGAACCGGACGAATTGCGACATCACCCCGACCTTCGGTCCCTCGCCTTGGGGGCTAGCGTAATGTTCAAGCAGTCGCAGCATTGAGGCTCCATGTCGCGTTGTTGACCTTCGTCTCCCAGACGTTGGCTCGGATACCGGTCGCGTACGAGTAAATGCTCTGCGCCCAGTATCCGATGGCCGTTGCTAGGTTCTCGGTCGTCGGGTCGCCGTACTGCATAACCTGCAAGCCAGGAAGTGTCATAGGCTTGAGGCTAGAATCGTACTCCTGACGAGGGTCTAGGTCCTGAGCCCACGGGTCTCGCGGATTGAGCAAGACGCGGTGGTCGAAGTTGCTATCCAGGTACTCCCTGAACTGCTGCTTGACTATGCCAAAGTCTAGGCCGAGAAGCAGGCCTGCAGAGTCGACCGGGCCGTTCAACGTGAGCGTCACCTGCCACGAGTGGCCATGAATGTTCTCACACTTGCCAGGTGTGAGGTAGAGACGGTGTGCCATCTCCACGTTGTGCCTGACCGAGATAGACTGTGTTGGCATGTTCACTTCTTGACTACCGCCCTACAGTTCAATGATTGGCTGGGTCCAGTCGGTCTTGCCGACCTTCTCAGGCTTGATTGCTTCCTTCCAGAACTCGGTGTCGAGATAGATCGTCTCGTCGTCGACTCCGGCCTTGTAAATAGCTTCCTGGCGCTCTACGCATGTGCCGCACCGGCCACAGTGGTACGCGCCGCCCTTGTAGCAGGACCAGGTGTCCTCGATCGGGACGTTGAGTTCATCGGCACGCTTGGCGATGTCGGTCTTCGTCTTGCTCAGGTAGGGCGTCCGAATCTCGAACTTCGGGCTGATGAAGCCAAGGTTGCCGGCCTTGATGGCCTCTTCGGTCTTAGTGATGAACTCTGGCCTGCAGTCGGGATAGATCGCGTGGTCGCCGGCGTGCACAGCCGTAGCGATGAACTCTCCTTCCCACGCAACGCACAGGCCCGCGGCGATCGTGAGCATGATCATGTTGCGGTTAGGAACGACCGTTGACTTCATATTCTCGGCGTCGTAGCGACCTTCGGGAACCGGGATACTGCCGTTCACCAGCGAAGACTTGCCACGAGAGATCGCCCAGCCGAAGTCGGACAGGTTGATGATCACGTGCTCGATCTGCAGGTCGGTGCAGATGATCGATGCCTGATACAGCTCCTTGTCGTGCCGCTGACCGTACTGGAACGACACTGCCTTCATGTCGTTCCCCTGGTCGATCAGGTCGTACAGCATCGTCGTGCTGTCGAGTCCGCCGCTAAGGACTGCGATACCCTTACTCATGACTAACTCCGCTAGGTATGTGTAGGTTGTCGTACGCCCTTCTCCGCCCTTGGAGATGAGCCCTCTGTCTATCAAGGTGCGTTCGATCTCGGTCATTTCTCTCGACGAGATATGGTAGTTCTGCATGAGCCTAGAACGTGGCACTGAACCGTTACGTTGGATAGCGTTCAGGATCGTCACCATCCTACGTTCTAGGTCACCCTTACCCACGTTGGCAACTACGTCTTGTGCATATCGCCTCCAAGAGTCGCCGAACGATGCGGCCTTCAGCAGGTCATGCTTCCGAATCACCACAGGGTGACCGGATGATCTGCTGGCGGCGATTAGCATGGCGCACTTCAGGATGCTCATCGATAGTCGAGCATTCATCGGTACGAGCTGTTCTGCGAGCTCGCCGGAATCAAGTCCGATCTGCGTTAGCGTCTGGTCAAGCTCGTTGAACCTCGACCAAGCCTCTGGCTCCATAGTGATCGGTGTCGGTTCTCTTTGCATCCCGATCACCTTGTCGCCTTTGACAACAGGCGTGCTCGACGGGTACCTGCTCGCGATACCCTTCAGCTCCGCTATTATTTCCTCTCTCCCTGTGGTGCTCTTCGTCTCGGGAGGGCCCAGCGGCTTGACCTTAGTAATGTCCGACATGGCTGTAATGATAATGAATCGAGGAAGGAAGCCGGACTCGACGTGCTCATGGGAGACAATGCGCATCATCTTGGACTTGATGCCTCCTCCAAACACGATCAGTCTCGGGTTCTTGACCTTAATCTCTTCCTTGCGGAGGAGTCGCTTCTGTGTCTTGCCGTCGTAGATCTTGGCGAGAAACTCCGCCATACCGGCCATGTAGTCCTTCTTGTGCATCTGGTCGATGAGTCCAGTGAACTCATCGCGCAGGAACATGGAAGGCATATTGTCCCGCGAGGCCAGTGCAGTCATAAGACCTTCGAGAGAACCATCCGTCGCCATGAGGATGTTCTCGTCGATCTCAAAGACTATGTCCGTAGCAAGTTCCATAGCTGTCGACTTACGCGTTAGGGTGGTGTCTGCAAGGATGAGGAACCAGAGGTTGGGAGCGATGAGACCGAAGCTGGTGGGCAGAGCGATGGATCCGGCGAGTAGTGAAGAGAGAGCAACGAAAGCTCCTGCAACATGATATTGCTCGGCGGCATCTCCGACGTTCTTTGCCCATTGCATATATCTGTCGATGAATGTCTCGGGGAGTCCACGTACTAGTTCCTTCTCGGTGTCTGACAAGAGGCTAATCTCGTCATTAGGCGGGCTCTTCGATACCCGAATGTTCTCGTCGAATCGGGACTTGGCTCTGCAAATGTCCTTCCAGAGGAGGATTGTGTTGTCCTCGAACTTGTTAACTACCGAGTCTCGACATACTTGGAAGACTTCTGACAGTTGCATGCCTGCTTCGAGACAGTACATTTCGAGGAGGAACAGTCTCGACGATCTGTCCTTAGCTTCGTCTACTCGAAAGAAGGTCGTAAAGGCGGCACCGTTAAGTCTGAACCGATACCGCTCAAGAATCTCTTCGCCCTTTTCCAGAATGAAGTCTGGAAAAGGAATGTCCAAGTATTCGTAGCCTGGAGCCTGAGGATACACGTCGAAGGCGCTCAACGCATATGACTCAGGCTTCCAGTCGATAATGCTGACCCTGGGCGGACCTTCGTCGGATGTGTACTTGTGATTGTGCGTGCCAGGAATTCTCAGGAGCTGAGTTAGGTCCCAGCCTGATCTGTCAGATCCCTCGTCGGCGTGAAAGTATGCAATGCGTCGGGCGATCGCTTCCGCTTCTTCACCTGGAATCGGCTTCTCAAGTGTCCATAGTGCCTGGTATCTTTTCGGGCTCGTTTCCAGCACTACCGTGGGAGCGATCTTCAACTTGTCTGGGGGGCAGTCATCGAGGTCTGCCCAGATGCTTGCTACCTGTCCTACGTTTTCCTTAGTCCGCTTCTTGACCTGTAGTAGCTGCGGACAGAAGTACACGTTCTCGCTGACCGCTTTGGACTTGAGATATGATACGGCGGAAGGGAACTCTTCCGGCCAAGCGAAGAACTGTTCCGTAAACTTGCCTTGGGGCCTTCTCGAGGCTATACAAAGGTAGCCAGTCAACGAACCGAAAGCGCTGTCGAAAAAGTCTTTGAACCCTGGCATTAGCCCCTCTCAAGACAACTTATGAGAGGGCGGCCCCAGGTCCCTACCCTCGCGGGGCCGCCCCCCTTGGAGATAACGCCGGAAGGAGAGAAGAACCGGCGCTACCTCCTACGGCAGGAGCGAGCCTCCAGAGCGTCCCGATCCGCTCGAAGCTCCAGCTCCCACCGCGTCCTGAGCCTTGGAGAAACCCTTGACCTCGATCCACGTCGCCGGGTCGTCTTCGGGGTTCTCCTTCTTCTTCTTCTGGTTAACGCCTCGGCGAACCTTGATCGCTCGACCGAGGTAGAATTCTGGCTCTTCGGGGATGTCGAGCCCGCCGCCCTTCTTACAGTTGTCGTACTCGCCGATGGCCTTCAGCAGGCCAACGATCGTGTAGAGCGCGCCGTCCCAGAGGCAGGCGTTGGCACCGATGACGCGCTCGGCGTAGATGCCGTCCTGGATCGTGAAGCGGAAGTACAGCATCGGCTTGCCGAAGTTGTTATCGGACGCGCTAGCCTTCGACTCGACGTCCGTGATGACGGCGTTGTACATGCCCGAGGGGATCGGCTGGTAGTCGCCGCCGGACTTGTCTTCCTGGTCTGAGACGTTGACGCGTACGGTCATTGGTTTGCATCCTTCGTGATGAGAGAGAAAATGTCGTGCATCTTGGGGTCGACCATGAGTAGTGGGAGGTTGCCGGAACGATCCTTGGTAACATATCCTTCAAGAGCGCCGGTCATGAGTACACGTTTGATCTGGGTTGCGGTTTGTTCGTCTCCTTGAGCAACTTGCTTGGTGTAGAGATACATCACCTGGTCGAAGAAGGCCGCAGCCTGGTTCGCCAGCTTGCCGGGCAGGTCCGGCTTCTTCCACAGGAGGCCCTTGTTGTCGCGCTCCTCCTGTTCGTGGCACACGATGACGAGGTTGACGGGCAGGTCTCGAAACCGCCTGATCATCAGTCGCATGCGGTTGGTGCTCTTCCCCCAGTCATGGAGGCCGGGCACGTCTGGGTCACGATCTGGGTGAGATGCCAGGGTTTGATCCATCACCCAATTCATGTTGGTCTTCTGGAGTTCGGTCAAGGTGTCGATGACGACCGTTCGGAACTCGCATCCATCTTTGGTGTTGTAGCACTGCCGGTCGAGTTCGTCGTAGATCGTCTCGAACTCTTCCCACGTCACCGACCCTCGGGTGTTGGGGTCGGGAATGATCATTGTGCTCGGAGCGACCTGTCTGATGGTCGAGGAACCCGCTTCGGCAGAGATGTACAGCGTGTCGCTCATGAGGGGGGAGTTCTGCGCGCCGGCAGCCAAGAACGTCTTACCTGACCCGGGCCGACCGTAGATCAGGATGTTGATGTTCGGCTTGACATCGCGGACCGGCGCCATCGGGATACCTGCGAACGACAGCTTCTTGAGGGAAGTTGACAGCGTTGGCATTGGTTCCGAGGCAGTCTGATCGGGTCCAGGTGCGGGCACGTCGGGCTTGCCGTCAGCGTGGGGGTGATACGGCTGCGATACCTTGGTTGTAATCGGACCAAGGTCTTCGTCAAGGTCTACGTCTTGAGGGTTAAGGGACATTGACTTCTTTCTCTGTCGGGAAGAGCTGATAGTTGATCTCGCCGAGCTCTTGACAGACACCTTCGATCGTGTAGTTGCTCAGGATCTGAAGGATGTCTTCCAGTTGTTTCTTCCTATTGATGAGCAGGATGTAAGTCCTACTGTCCATAGGAGTGCTTGTCCGTTGTGGACTCGGCAATTTCATAGTACCGAGGCTTCACTTCGAACATCGTCTCCAGTGCGTACTCGTAGTCCCGTCCAGCGGTCCGGTCGATACACGGACCTTGGAAGGCACACCAGCCGCACGTGAACCTTCCTGGGTTAGGATAGATCGCTGGGTGGCTGATCATTTCCTTGGCCTGCAGGAAGATGTTGTGGCCGACACTGACTAGCGTCTGCGATGGCTTGTAGATCTTGTGTACCTGAATGGCGCGCGGCCCCTCAACCCGCAGCCACTCTAGGTACTCGTTGTAAAGACCGGATGCATAGGCTGTCGGGTCCTTTGCCATTACGGTCTCTTTGAACATGGTGTAGTCAGGAGGGTTCTGCTTGCTCGTCGAGAACCGACGTCCCAGTCTCACGACCTTCATTTCCACAGGGGCTTCGGTTGTGCCCTTGCGGAGCTCGACGTACAAGAACCCGCGGATGTTGAGGTTCATCGCGACCATGAAGGCCCAGCAGTACGAGGCGACCTGGTCGTCGATCTCGAGAATGACGTCCGAGTCCTCGTTCATCATGCGCTGGGTGGTCTTCCAGTCGCGGATCCAGTAGCCGCCGAACTTGTCTTGCATGATTGCGTCGACGCGGCCCTCGTAGAAGACCGGCAGTCCTCTCCAGAGGTGCCGAGGAGCGAACGAGTCGGGATTGTCGCTCTTCTTCCGAACGGCTTGATACTTTTCCCAGCAGCGGTCGCACTTACAGTACAGCTGGTTGCCGTTCTCGTCTTTGACCGGGACTGCGAACTTCGCCTCGACAGCGACAGGAGTGTACTCGGCTTGCGGCAAGTGGTTTCGGGCGTACCACTGGATCATGCTAATGCCGAGGTTGAACGACTCCTCGTAGTTCTTCTCTTCCTCGTCTGATAGGCCGTACTTGTCGGTGACGCGAAGGAAGTTGGCACGTTGTTCCTTGCACTTCTCGATGAACGCTGTCTCAGCTCGAACACCGAGTGCGTACTTGTCGAGGTGCCAAGTCTTCGGGTCGTACATCACCTCCATCGCCCTGTGGAAGGCTACGCCGAACTCCAGGGGCGTCGCCGTAACTAGCGGTTGCCTGTTCTCGTTGAACAGCCAGTGCCAGCGTAGTCGGCACCCTCGGTAGGATCGGAGTTCGGAGACGTGTACTTCATGGTACAGTTCGGGTATGTCCATCTGATCTCTCCTCTCCTTTAATTATATAGTAGTCCAATGTGTGTCATCAAGGGTTACCATTAACATTGTTAAACTTAACCGAATGGAAACGGATCGCCACGCTTCCAGTTCAGGTAGCCCCTGATCATTCCTGCGGTGAAGGCGATCAGAGCTATGCCCACTACTATGTATTGCCAGATCATCCTACTTGGAAATCTCCTACCTTGTGCTCGAACTTCACGGTGTAACCGTCCCTCACGTCACGAGCGATGAGGAACGTGTAGATCAGTCCTCCCGTCTTCTGGTCTCGGATGCCGATCCAAACTTCCAGCAGTTTGTCCTTCATCATTGATCGCACGGCCTGTTCGACCATGTCTTCTGGAATGTTTGCACTTGTCATAATTCCCCCTGTCGTAGTTGTCTAATGCCTCCAGGGCCCTGCTCGGAGCTAGGTCGGTTACGCCTAGTTCTCCTTTTCAGGTGTGATTACCTTACACCACATCCGAGCAGGACGCTGGTGAGTACTAGGCGTTTCCGTCGAGACAGAATGGTGAGAGGCCGTTCGGCCCGTCGAACAGGAGGGAACTCGGTGCTGGGCTCTCAGCTGCCCAGGCGACTACCGGAGTACCGGGGGAGTCGAAGTCGCCATAGTCGTTCATGGCTACACCGAAGCCGTTGACCAGCTCGGGATACGTCACGCGAGGATCGCCGTCCGGAGTGAAGTGGACGCAGGCGACTCTCCAGGCCTGCTCCTGAGTCCCGTTGCAGCCGACGGGCTCCAGTGGCGATCCGTTCGCCGAGTTGATCGCGTCGACGCAGTAGTTGCCGCCAGACTGGTTGCCCAGCACGACCGAGTAGTACCCCGACCCGAAGGACGAGGGCGTGGCGAAGAACCCCTGAGCGATGTTGTTGGCGTTACAGGCAGCCAGATTCAGGTGATGATGTTCCGAGGGAATGTTGCTCGGATCGTTGACGCAGTTGTACGGGTCCGGCTCCTCCGAGTCGGAGAGGAACGGATGGATAAAGGATATGCTCGGCGATGCCGGCGAGACAGTACCCTGCCTTACGGGATTGGTTACAGGCGTGTGATGTGTGCCTGCAAACGCAGTTCCCGCGGTCAGTCCCAGCGTCATCACAGACGCTAGGACGATGGCCAACCTTTTGAACTTGCGCATGGGTTCCCTTTCCCATACCAGAGAGGTCCCTATGACCCCTCGAAGCCCTGCCCGGGCGATACTCCGTGGCACCCGGGCAGGACGTCCAAGGATCTAGGCTACGAAGTAGACGTAGCCTTGCGCGCCGATCGGCTTGCCGTTAATGGCATCGAACGGCTGGACGTAAACCGTGTAGCCGTGCCGGTAGTGGAGTCCGGTGATCACGCCGGTCACCGTGCCAGCTGCGGTGATGTGAACCCAGCCGACGTGGTGATCGAAGCCGGGGCCAACGATAGTGAACTTGTCCCACGCCGCAGCGGACTGGGAGAACTGGATGTTCTCTCGGGTCGGAGCGATGAAGATCCCCTTGCCGTGCGAGAGCGTCACAGGCGCGGGAACCGGCGTCGGAGGAACAGCGGTCTCGTTGTCGTACTGGAAGTTGGTTAGCGTGTCAACCGTGTCAGCGGCCTGGTCGGCGTCTTCCACCACGAAGGCGTCGGTCACCTTGACGTTGCCGAGGATGTCCCCAGCGTCAGTTAGAGCCTGCTTGTAGGACTCGTACGCGCCGCCAGTGTTGAGCGACTTGCCAGAACCGCTAATCGCGTTCCACTGCGGACCGGTGAAGTCGTCCAGAGCACCCCCGCCTAGCTGCGACGGGAAGCCGAACAGGTAGTTGCCGTTGGCCAGCAGGATGTCCCAGCGAGGCGAGCCCGCTGCGTACTTGTCGGTCGTGAAGCTCGGCGCGGTCGTTGGAGCAGTGGAGAGACCCAGAGCGTTCAGGTCCACGGCCACCTGCGCGTAGGTACCGTTGCCGAGATTCAGGGCGATGTTGCCCGCGTTGTCGAATCCTGCGGTGCCCGTCGATCCGTCGTGCGAGAAGACGACGGAGAGCGATGGCTTGACGGCTGCATGAGCCGAACCCACTCCCAACGAAAGAGCGAGCGGTAGCGCGAAGATGGCAAAGATGCCAACCCACGCCTTCTTGAGCAACTTACGCATTGCCATTCCTTTCTGCGGTGGAAGAGCCCTCCTGTGGACTCTCCTCTTGGGCCCCGGCAGGGGCAACAGCAGGCTGAGGCGGAACCCCTTCTACCTCATTTCTGACCTCTGCCGGGGGTTCTAGTGCTGCCCTGTATTCAGGGAGCAAGTCGTTGCTGCCATTCAGCATGTTGGTGACGAACTTCTGCATGACGCCTTTGGAGACGCGGTTGCATTTTGTGTGCACCCACCAGCCGAAGTGGCGAGTCTTGGTCCAGCCCATCTGGCGATTCTTGTGAACGCCTGGACCGCACTTGCAGTAGTTCATGGGCCGAGCGACCACCCACTCAAGCTTGGAGTAGGCGGAGATCAACGTTCCGAGCTCAGCAACGTGATCTCCCCACCCCTCCTTGTGTACGTCGTCGCTTTGCAGAACGAGCTTGATGATGGCTTCGGCAGCGTCGTTGTCCTTGACGCTAAGCAGCAGTAGTCTTGCCATCGGGTATCTCTCCTTCACGCGGGGGAAGAGCAGACGCGTCCTGTTCTCCCCACCGATCGATGACGAGGCCGTCGTGGTAGTGCTCGTGCTTGAAGCCGTTGCACTTTCGCGGCTCGCCGTGGTAGTGTAGGACGACGGTCGTGCCTGCCTTGGACTTGGCGATGGCGTCGTCCTTGGTCTTCTGGACGTCGATGCCCTGGAAGACATAGAGCTGGTTGGTCACGAGAAGATCTCCCAAAAGAAGATTTGGACACGGAGCATCATGCGACCGAATCGGCCCCGCTTGCGGATGAGATTCGCCACAGGGCGCTCACCTTCTTCGTCCCAGATCCGCTCTAGGTTGGTCGTAGTCTTGTTGGCGTCGGTGATGCGCGGGATTGGTCCCGTAGCTCGGATGCTGCTGATCGGCTGGAACGTAGGCTGCGGCGCCGTATGTGCTTTGGTCTGCCGCGCAATGGCGTACGCGTACCGAGCCTTCTCGTCAGCTTCACGCTTCATGAGGTCGACGATGGTTACCGAGTCCTGCCAGCGCTTGCACATCCAGTCGAAGTAGTCCGATCCCTTGACGATCTGGATGGGCGTGGACTTGTCAAGGTAGTCGATGGCTACGGTCATTTGTGTACTCCGTTTCCTTGTGCGGCCCTTACTTCGCGGAGTGTCGCGCACCCTACGGCAAGAGCTTTGTGCAGGTCCTCGTCACTGATGAACGGGTCGTCGACCAACGTTCCTTGCATAGGATAGTTCTGGTGTCCGATGAGTACGCCCTTGGCCTGGTAGGTGATGATCCATACCGGTCGCATTCCCGTAGGACCAGCGTTCATGATGATGCCGGCGTCGACCGACATGATCTCCAACCCGAAGCTGTTCTTCTCCAGGTAGTCAACAGCTCTGGTCCGGAGGTTCTGGCTGACGTCGATGACGGCCGAGTTGTGGATGGACATTATTCTCCCATGAATATTGCCAGTGCGTCATGCATGGCATGGTCGCGCAGTATTGTCTTCGTATCGCCTAGCAGGTAGAGGAGCTCATTCCACTTGTTGACGATACGTTGGTTCTTGCCTTGGTCGACGGTGTTACTGGCCATGATGTCGATGACTTGAACAGGCCGCTGCTGACCGATACGATGCAGACGATCTTCAGCCTGCCTGTTCTTAGTTGGATTCCACATTCGGTCGAGGAAGACCACATTGCTGGCGCGATGAAGTGTGATACCTTCACCCCCAGCAGCGATCGTTCCGGCGAATACCTGGGCGTGACCACCTTGAAAGGCTTGTACGTTCCTGTCACGTTCGCGATCTGGTATCCGCCCGTGATAAGGCACTGCAGTGACGTCGTGCGACTTGAGTCTTCGGACCACCAGATCAACCATCGACCTGCTCTGTGTGAAGACAACCAAGGACTCGTTCGGGTTCCCATCGACTATCTCTATCAGTCTGTCTAGCTTGGATGAAGGGTCAACGAGAGTGACCTTGCCCTTGTCCCCGAAAGACACCGAAGCTAGGGCGAACTGCTGGAGTCTCGTCAGTTGTGCGATCGCGATAGTCGCTACCAGTGGTTGGTCCTGGTGCTCACCGACCCAGGCGATCATGTCCTTGCGCATCTGCTCGTAGGCTCGTCGTTGGCCTGGAAGCAGATCCACGAACATCTCTGTGTAGGTCTTGGGTGGCAGGTCGTCGAGAACTTCGTCCTTAGTTCTCCGGATGTACCAAGAAGACCACTGCCCATGTAGCTGGGGGATCTTCTCCTTGTTCACACCAGTGATCTTCTTGAATGTGCGTCCCTGGCTACGAACCTCTCCGGTTTCCTGCGTGCAGTACGTGTTGATGAACTTCCAGTACGAGGTGTACACTTTCGGGTACAGCCAGTTCAGTACTGACCAGATGTCTTGCGGCTTGTCGTCTGCTGGCGTCCCGGATAGGCCCGTCTTGTAGAACGACTGAAGCGCCTTGAGCGCATTGGCCTGCTGAGACTTTCGGTTCTTCACCCTGTGGATCTCGTCGCCGATGACGTGGAACCACTTGATGTCCTTCAGCTCGGGCATGAGCCGAAGAGCCTCGTAGTGCACGATCACGTACATGGGGAGGGGGTCCAGCTTGAGTCTAGCCGAAAGCTTTCCCCTGTCCTTAGGGTCAATGATCGCGACGGATCGGTTGATGTCGTAGTCGCTCCAGTAGTCTCCACTTCGGATTTGCCTGATAGCTTTGAACCAGGCGTCCCGGTGTGTAGACTTAGGCGCGACGATGAGAGTAGGACGCTTATAGCAGGGATGTAGTTTCCGGTTGCCATTAGGAGCATGCCTCTCTGACCTGAGCTCGTCGTCCACCCAGAGGGCCTCGAGCGTCTTCCCGAGGCCCATGTCGTCCGCAATGAGTCGTGCTGAGATCTCGGGGCGCCCCAGCTTATCGACACATTCGAGTTGGTGCTTGTAGGGTGTCAGGCCCACCTGTTACCGATCCTCTTCTGGGGGATGTTGTTTCGCTTCTCACCGCTCTTACCGACCCAGAGCCCGCCCATACCGTGGCAGATGTTGCAGGTAGCGGTGTTAGCTATCGGGCCTCGGAAAACGAGACCGTCTACTGTGTTGTCGAACGTGCGGTACTCTCGGGGGATGATTGCACCGCCGATCAGGGTTACTCCGCAGCCGTCGCAGGCTTTGCAGCTACGAAAGACGATCTTGTCCTCGCCTCGCTGGAATAGGAACATCCCGCTGGCCTTTAGCCTCTTGACATTGTACGCAGCCATCATGCTTGCGACAAGGACTGCGAGGATTATGACAGCGATTAGATGTGCGAGAAGCCAGATGAAGACAGTCACGCAGGCTTGAAAGAAGAATGAGATGAAGTTGACAATCATTTGCGAGTTCGCCTTCGGTGTCGCTTGTTGCTGTTGGCGTCCTTGTTAACGTGGCTAACCAGTTCCTGAAGAGCTTCAGCCTTTCGGCGTTCATCCGTCTTGACCACGTAGATAGCGTTGCGCTTCTCGGCCTCCTTTCGCTTTCGGAACTGGATGCACTTCATGTGACCAGGATGAGCTGGACCCTTACCAAGATAGGGCCAGTCGCAGGTCGACGCACTGTTGAATTTAACACGCAGATAGGCAGTGTTAACGGTGTTACGCATTAAGAGCCGTACCCCCTTGGTACAAAGATGCCTTCCCCGTCCTCGCGGTCTCGCGGATAGGGGTTCTCCATGTCGTTGTCGTCGTACTCCGGCTTGTCGTCCTCCTCGTCTTTCTCCAACTCCTTGAGGATCTTGGTCCTGAAGTAGGCGGCGGAGAGTTCCCTGAGATGGTAAACAGGTGTTCCCTTCCGTGTGTAGGCGTAGAAGTACCCACTCCAGACGTGTGCGTAGGCCTTGTCTTCGGGGATGAGCTCCTCGTTGTTCATGATGGCGACCTGAGCTCGCGCCATGTCTACAACGTTGTTCGCGTCGAAGCTGACGATCTCCCGTCCGGTGTACTCCTCGAACAGGATGACGCGCTTGTCGACTTGTTGGATCAGGAACTTCTCACTCGGCAGTCTGGCCATAACGGCAACAGTCCTCTCCTCTTTGCTTCCTGGACTTCGGGACGGTTCCAGTCAGCGATTCTACGTTCTTGTGCTCGACGTTCCTGCTTGGCCTTGAACTCAGCGTATTCGGCCTGAGTCGGAGAGTCGGAGACGATGGCACGAGGCTCGTGGACCACCCTGTGCGTATCGTACTCGGTGACTTCCTCGTCACGCATCTCCATCACGCCGTGCCAAGGCTCGGGACCGTACTCAGAGTCGGTGGTGTAGACCCTGTAGTTCTGCTGCTCTTTAGGCAGAGCCAGGATCCACTCCGCCAGCTCCTTGAGCGTCTCCGCTCCCGTCTCGATCTCCACTGTCTCTCCTCTTGGTGAAGTCGATCTCTCCAAGTACGTCTCCCCTGATGGGACAGAGCCACAGGGGGTTAAGCGGACTACCATCGTCACTGAATTGATAATGTAGGAGCAACCGTCCGGCGCCATTGTAAGGATGCCGAACGTGACATTTACTGCACCATAGTCCCATTCCAACGTCTTGTAGAGTGGGAGGTCGCCAGCTGACTCCGTCATGGCTCCTCTTCCTCCTGTGCCACTTCGCTGGTCGTCTCGAGATCGGCGAATCCGAAGAGCTCATCTGCTTCAGCCTTCACGACGCAGTTGCGTCCACATTCACAACGTTCTGGAATTAGTTTCTTGTTCCGGATGTAGTAGTACACCCTCTGTGGAGCGATACCCCTAAGTCTCCCGTATTCAACGGGCGTGATCAGCCTCTGGTCTTCTCGTTCGTCGGCCTCCATCTGTCGCATGAGTTCGTCAATGTTCATTAGTCCTAAGCCTTAAATCTAAAGGTGCGCGCTGAGTTTAGAATGTTAGTTAGACCGATTCTAAATAGGGTCTAAACTGATGAGCCCGCGCTTTAGTTATCGAGCTAAGCGCTCGGGGCTCATCAGTTTAGATTCAGTTAGAACGCGTGGAGCAGAATCCAGACCAACCAGATGGCGAGCGCGATTGCTATCCATTCGATTGGCCGGATCTTTCCCAGCACGCTAGTCGGTAAGCTGGTTGCAGCCGAAGACGACCTCGGCGTCCCACGCGACGCCACCTACCTTGATCTCGACCGTGTCGCTGTTGTCCGCGACATCCTGGTCGAAGGTTCCATCGTGCTCGACCCGGAGAGTGATTGTGGACTTAGGCATTGCTAGCCTCCCAGCATCTGGATGATCTCGCGGCGGGTTAGGTTCGGGTGTAGGGACTGAGCTTCCAGGATCCGGAGCTCGTCGCGGGCGTTCTGAGAACGCTGCGCGTAGTGGTCGAGTTTCGGGAAGGTTTTCGGTCCTGGAGCGTTCTGGGGAATGGAACCGTCAGGGTTGGTCTGAACGATCCACCGCTCCTCAAACCTCTGGCATCGATCATTCACGCACTCGAACACGTGAACCTTGATACCGCCCTTCTGTGGTCGCACGGAGACCAGCTTGCCCGGCTGCTGGCAGTCCGAGTTCGGGCAGCGCTTGGCCTCTTCGAAGGTCGTGTCAGCCATCGACCACGGTGACGAACGAAGTGGCGTCGACGTCGGTCGCGACGATAACTCGGGTGATGTCGGGCGTCTTCTTCATGCGGCTCCTGCCTCCATTGCATCCATGAGGAGTTCGACCTTCTCCTCTAGGTCGGTAACCCTCGCATTGAGGGCCTTGATCTGGCCTCGGGCCTGACCAAGCTGTGTGTCGTTCTCGCGACGGCGTTCGTTCCACGCGGCGAATTCCTCGTACGATGGCTCGTCGAGAATTTCCCACTTGGATGGAGATGAGCCTCCGCCGCGTGCCAGCTGCTTAACGCAGCCCATGGCCTTGAGCCTGCGCATCACCGCTGTGTAGTACGGCATTGCTAGGTTGAGGTCGGCAAACAGCCTGGTGAGGTAGCCCTCGTACACCAAGCCGTACCGACCTTCGATCTGAGTCCCCTTGGCCTGTTCGCGCATCTGCTGGTACACCACCAGGCAATGCTCGAATAGCTTCGGAGGAGCTTCGTCAGTCATTGGAGCTGCTTCCTCAATTTCATGAGTATCGTGATCATCTGTGCAGGGATCGCGGACTCTCGTAGCAGCTCTTCCCACGTGTCGAAGGGCTGCGTGCATATTCGGTCAAGCTCGTCGTTCCAGTACTCAATGTCCATATCGAGGGTGTCACGGAGTGTGTCCGCCTCCTCGTCCGTTAGCTCGAGTCTGGCCATGTATTACCCGCTTTCCAGTTTAGAAAATGGCCGGAGGCGATCTCCGGGGAGCGTTGATTGCCTCCGGCCTGGGCCAGATCTGGTTTCTTCAGCTCTGGCTTCGTGCTCCTACTTGCTTTGATGCTACATGCTACGATCGGGGGCGAGGACCGGGAAGTCCTTTTGGCGATCGTCCATGGTAGGAGACCCGCTCGGGACACCAGTGTGTGTGCATCAGCGTTGTCCCTTACGATATGGGGTACTCCGGCCGTACTAGGCTTGAGTGGGGGGCTTTTCGAGCCGGAGTCCCGTTTGTAGGTCCTGATGACCACCCGACGCACGTACCAGAGGAAGTACAATACGCCACTGGGCCTTCCCCGGTCATCAGTCCCTAGTGGATGGGCGGAGCTTGACCTCCGCCCACCCTCGCCGGTCGCGGCGGATTGCTATTCGGCCTCTTCGAAGTCGGCGTCCTCGACGTCGCCGTCCTCTTCCTCGACCTCGTCGCTCTCGTCCTCGGTCACGTCGCTGGCGGTCTCAGCGGCAGGCGCGGGAGCAGGCTTGGCAGTCGCCTTGCGCTGGTACCACGCGATGCCGTCCTCGAGCGAGGTCACGCCGGGCCGCGTCAGCGGAGCAGTGTCGCCTGCCGGCTGCGTGTCGTAGACGTTGCCCGCGGCGTCGTACCACTTGACGGGGAACGGGTCGTTCTTGCCCGGCGACTTGACCCAGGCGTAGGCCTGCTGCGGCTTCAGGGTCGCCGGCGCGAGGCCCTGCTTGACGAGCTCGTTGCGAAGAGTGATCGGGGGGACAGCCGGCGCGGGCAGGGGGAATCGAGCGGTGGGAACAGCTGGTGCAGCCTGCGCGGCTTCTGCGGTGGGCTCGGACATGATTTCCTTCCATTTCCAGGTTATGTTGCGATGCTTGAATCGCTCTTGCTTCTATTATAGTGGGGCTCACAATAGGAAGTCAAGAGGAATACAAAAGATTTCAGTGGAAATTTTTGGTATCCCAAGCGACGTCTTTGTCAAGAGCCGCTTGTACTTGCTCTTGTCTGCGAGCTGACAGATATGGAAGTATTCTGGCCATTACGTTTCTTGCGTCGTTACCACTCACCACCCATCTAAAGATCCTGCCTTCGTTGTATGGTCCGAGAACTTTGCCGCACCCGAACGCATCACGTAGTCGGATTAGAGGTTCTAGATCCTTTTGGGCTGCCGATACGGAAAGGCCTTTACCCTTGTTAGGGTTAACTATCGTTCCTTCGCCTTCCCAGAAACCGACAGCCCACGAGAATTCGTCTATCATCTTTTTAGGACGTAAAGCTGACTAGTCGGCAGACTTCTGCCAGAAGGGCTGGATCCTCTTCTCGCTGAGGTAGCGGATGGACTGGTCGATGCCCGTGAGACCCTTGTTGGTCTTGACCATCTCGTCGTGGATGGCAAGTCCGAGTGAGGTGATGATGGTCATGAAGTCGATGTTGTCGAGCTCGCCCTCGGCCATGGCCGCGCGAATGAACGACAGCTGATCCACAGGGGCGATGAAGTGCGCTTTGACGCGCATCTCGCTTTCGCCTGGGCGCGGTAGAAG